GACTTGGGCTACCGAGACGACGGGTTCATCCTGCCGCCGCTGAATGTCATCCCGACTTTTGTGGAAACCGAAGACCGGCCAGATGGCGATGCGCTGTTCTTCACGGCCCTGAAGGGCATCGGGGACCGGTCGCGAGTCCGCAAGGGCACGCTGACAGACCGGCTCGAAGTGCTGCGCGGGCTCGTCAACGGCAACGATGACCAGTGGATCGTGTGGGTCGGCCTGGACGCGGAAGGCAAGGCGGTGGCCGCGGCGATTGATGGGGCCGTGGAAGTGACGGGGAGCGATTCAGCAGAACACAAGGTCGAATCCTTCGAGGCGTTTCAGGATGGCCGCATCCGAGTCCTGGTCAGTAAGGGCCGCATAGCCGGGTTCGGGTTAAATTTTCAGTCCGCACATAAAATGTGTTTCTTCGGCCTGAACGACTCCTGGGAGCTATGGTATCAGTGCTGCCGGCGCATGTATCGGTTCGGCCAGCGTAAACCGGTGGACGTGCATGTCATCCTCTCGGACAAGGAATCCGGCATCTACCAGAACATCCTCCGCAAAGACGCGATGGCGGCGCGGTTGCGAACCGGACTGACCCAGCACGTCAAGGATCACGAACGGCGCGAACTACATCAGGAGCGCGAACGGATGACGCATACCAGCACGCACACGGAGCGCGGCGAACTGTGGACGGCGATGCGCGGGGACTCCTGCGAACGGCTGAAGGAACTGGCCGACCAGTCGGTTGATTTGTCGGTCTACTCGCCGCCATTCGCGGACCTCTACACATACACCGACTCGCCACGCGATCTCGGCAACTCGCGTGGATGGGATGAGTTCTTCCGTCACTACGCCTTCATCATCCGCGAGATCCAGCGCGTAACGAAGCCGGGGAGGATGACGTGTGTTCACGTCTCAGACATCCCGGCGATGGCGTCTCGGGATGGGTTCATCGGCGTTCGGGACTTCCCTGGCGCTGTCATCAGAGCCTACGAAGCGGGCGGCTGGCAGTTCATCGGCCGCGCGTTCGTGCAAAAGAACCCGCAGGCGCAGGCCATCCGGGTCAAGAGCAAGGCGCTACTGTTCGTCCAACTGCGGAAGGACTCGGCCGACAGCCGGCCGGCGCTGATCGACCAGATCCTGCTGTTCAAAGCGCCGGGCGACAACGCGGTCCCGATTCGGCCGGTGGCGAACGGCGAGATGGACAACGAGACCTGGATCGAGTGGGCGCACGGGATCTGGCTCGGGGTTCACGAGACGGACACGCTTCAGATTGCGAAGGGCCGCGGCGCCGACGACGAAAAGCACATCTGCCCGTTGCAGCTCGGGACCATCGAGCGGTGCATCAAGCTCTACTCGAATCCCGGCGAGACAGTGCTGTCGCCGTTCATGGGCATCGGGTCCGAGGGATTCCAGGCCGTCAAGTTTGGGCGGCGCTTCGTCGGCTGCGAGCTGAAGGAATCGTATTTCAAGCTGGCCGTGTCAAACCTACGCCGGGCGGAGGGGCTCAGGTTGTCGGGCGGACTACCACTGGAGGCCACCGCATGACGCTCCCATGTCGTGCGGTTCCTAGTGGGGTGGGGGTGGCGTAGAGGAGGCGAGGCGGACATGGCGGCAGACGCGGGCGCATTACGGGTTGACGGTGCCGCACAGTTGCGCGACAATCTTGGTGTGGGGTTGGCGTGGCCGCGCCGATACCCAAGCTCGGTGCTACCACACCGGCGCCCCACACCCTTTCACTTTTGCCTTGGTAGAGGTGCCTGATGCCATCCGAACGAGCCCCAGCCTTTCAGTTCTACGCCAACGACTTTCTGACGGACGAACAGCAGGCAGCAATGACGCTCGAACAGGTCGGAGTTTATATCCGACTGCTTTGCTACTGCTGGCGCGAGCAAACCATCCCGGACGAACCAGCCAAGGTCGCGCTGATGGTCGGCGGGGGAATTACAGCCCGAAGGATGAGCGCCATCTGGCCAGCTATCCGGGTGTGTTTCGAAGAGGTTAGCGGAACAGGGCGGCTTCAGCATCCAAGGCTGGAGCGCGAAAGGCTGGTTCAAGCAGAGTGGCGCGAGAAGTCAGCCAAGGGTGGACGACACTCGCAAGCAAACCGCAAGGGTGGCGCAACCACCGTTCAACCACCGTTCCAAGCAAACGTCGACTCTTCTGTCCTCAGTCTTCAGTCTTCAGTATGTGTACAGGAACCGGGCGATGCCGGAGCAGCCTGGGAGCAGTGGCGGCAAGCGTGGGAGAAGTCCGGTCTGACACCGTTGCCTCTCACTCCCAAGCCGCGCGACTTCCCGCATCTGATCGACTTCGCCACGCGCTACCCTGACCCGGACTGGCGGGCCTTGATGCTCGAAGCGTTCTTCGTGACGGATGACCCGCGCATTCGGAAGTCGCCGCCCTCTCTCGGCTGGTTCGTCTCGACGTGGATGGACGAAACGGACAAGCGGCTCCGCGATTCCGGCCGCAGACCGAAGGTGGCAGCATGACCGATCAACCAGCGGCCGTTGACCTGGAATTCGAGCGCGGCGCCCTCGGGTGCCTTCTTCTCGGCGAGTCCGTTCTCGATGCGCTCATGGACGGGCTGACCTCGCAGGACTTCTACCGCGAGGCTCATCGGCATATTTGGGAGGCGGCGGTCGAATTGGAGCAGCGCGGCGTGCGGGCTGACTTCTCCAGCGTGGCGGAAGAACTGCGACGGCGCGGGCAGTATGACAACCCGGCCTACTTCTGGAAGCTGACGGACGGGTCGGGCCGTCCAGACGAAAAAGGACGGAAACACTTCGTCAAGCGGCTGCGCGAACTGTCCTCATGCCGGCGGCTCATGGCGATGCTGACCGAAGCGGTGGACGAACTGTCGAGCGGGCGCGACACGGCGGACAAGGCCGGCGACCTTATCGCCCGTATCGAGGCCGAGCGTTCCAACCAGACCACCGACCGGCGCCAGTATGACGGCATGGGCCAGGTTGAGGTGATGCTGGCGGAACTGACGCGCGACAAGGGCGAGGCCGTGACGTGGGGCTTCCCCGGACTCGACCGTCAGGTGCCGGGCATCTATCCCGGCGAGGTATTCGGTCTGATGGCGCGGCCAGGCATCGGGAAGACGCTGTTGCTGAATCACATGACGCGCCATTGTGCGCCGTTGGGCCACGTCTTCTTCTCGCTGGAGATGCCGGCGGCGCAGATTGCGGCGAGGATGGCTCGGAGCGTGTTCGGCTACACCCGGAGCCAACTAGAATCGGCGGCGCGAGATGCCACGCTCGACACGGCGCAGTATCTTCAGGCGGCTGAGGGTCTGACGTTGGTGGATGCGCCGGGCCTGAGCGTGGCTCAGATGGACGGCATGATCCGACAACTGAAGACGGGTGCGATGCGCGGGACTCCGGTTCGGTTGGTCACGGTGGATCATCTCGGCCTCATCGGTGGCGATCGGACGCTCTCGACTTACGACCGGGTATCGACGCAGGCCCGAGAACTGAAGGAGTTGGCGAAGCGACATCTGGTGGCCGTGCTTGTCGCCATTCAGGTGAACCGCGAGCAAGGCGGGGACGGGAGCCGAGAGTTATCGCTCGGCGCTGCACGGGACAGCGGCGTCGTGGAAGAAGCGGTGGACTACCTCGTGGCGCTGCGTCGGCTGGATCGTTCTCGGGATGCGTCGATGGAGACGCGCGACAAGTATCGGGATGTCGTGTTCGCCAAGGTGCTGAAGAACCGCCACGGGGTTATCGGTGACGAGATTGCGGTGCGCCTGAACGGAGAAGACCTGACGCTCTGCGAAGATCCGAGCGTGCGGGCGGAAGAGTCCGACCTGAAGAACCTCTACAGCGGCGGAAAGGGGCGACGATGACCGCGCACTGCGATCTAGTTGCGGCGCGCGGAGAACTGGCCGATGCGTGCGGCGACCTCATCAGGCGGTTGGATGCCCTCGATGATGATGGTATCCGGGCGCAGATCAAGGCCGTCAGCATGGCGACGGCGGTTCTTCGCGGCGTGTGCCGAGTGGTGACTTACCGGAAGTATCTCCAAACGGATGAATGGAAGCAGCGAGCCGAGGCGGCCAAGGCGTGTGCCGGCTATCGCTGCCAGGTGTGCAACCAGGAGGGCTCGCTGGACGCGCACCACCGGACGTATGAACGCCTCGGATGCGAACTGCCCGAGGACATCACGGTGCTTTGCCGTTCATGCCACCAGCTATTCAGCGATAAGATGGGCGACGGCCTGAAGGGACAGCCATGACGCCCCAGCCCTTGCCCTTCGACGCCCCGCAGACGCCCTTGGAGCGAGCCCGGCGGCGGCAGACGCTCTGCGACAAGATGGCGGCGCTGTTCAGGTCCCGGCCACTGGAGCCGATTGACGTAGCGGACCAGGCGGCCATCGGTGGCATGAGCGGCTACCGGACGCGGGTCAGCGATTGCCGAC